CTAATTTCGAATGTCCAGAATTAGTAAGAGTAGCATTAGCTCAACATAAAAACCCTGTATCTAAAATAGTCTCATATACATTAAAAAAATTAAAAAAAGATTATCCTAAATTGAAAGCAGTAGTATCTTATGCGGATCCAGAACAAGATCATAAAGGTAAAATATATCAAGCTATGAATTGGTATTATATTGGCGAAACATCTAAAGCTAAAGTTTATATTGTGAATGATAAAGAAGTTCATAGTAAAACAATTTCAGATAGAATAAGATTTAAGAAATTAGATAAAAATCACAACTTAGACTATAAAATTACTAAAGGTAAATATAAATACGTTTACTTATTTGATAAGAAGTTATTTAATTTAATAAGAGATAAGATACAAAAATATCCTGCGTGAGCTTTAGAAAGGTTTATTGATACCCTCAATAAATAAGGTGGTGCGATTCCAACCCTCACGCTCCATATTGCAATTATCTTAAAAAAGACATAAAAAGGACAAAATGGCAAGACCAATTAAAAGAGTAGATGTAGAAACTATAAAGAAATTAGCGCAATTGCACTGCACGTATCAAGAAATTGCAGAGTTTGTAGGTGTATCAACAAAGACATTACAGAGGAGTTATGTCCACTATATAAAAAAGGGACGAGAGCTGGGCAAAATAAGTTTAAGAAAAGCACAATTCGAGAAAGCTTTAGGAGGTTCAGTTCCAATGATGATATGGCTTGGTAAACAACATTTAGATCAGAAAGATAAGATAGAGCAAACTAATTACAATGAGCCATTGCCATTGATTATAGAAGCTAAAGATGTCAAAGAAAAAAGGTAATATATTTGGCAAAACAGTTCAGTATGAAAAAAAGCATAAAGGCACTTCAATAGGAAGAATCACTAGCAGATCAAAAGTTAAGACAATGAATAAATCTAAACGACAAGGCAGATCTAAAAAACAAATGCGATATAGAGGACAAGGCAAATGAACAAAAGATCATTATTCTATTTTAATGGAGAAATAATTCCAAATCGTATGCCACAAGATTTTAGAAAAGCACAAGGCAAAGAAGCATGTGGCAATTGTGGAATGTATTCTAATAGAAGATCCTATTGTGGCATTTTTAGAGAGTTTAGAGTCAAAGATATTTATGTTTGTGATAAATGGAGACAAAGACATTTTCAAAGATAATGGAATTAATTTTACTTAATGATGGTTTATATAGTTTAGTATCTGTTACGAAAGAAATGATGAAAGATATTAAAATTATGGAAGAAGTGAATTGTTTTGATCTATGTGATATTTTAAGATTACATTTAACAATTTATTATGAACCACCTTTTAATGTTCATGTGATGAAAGATGACTCTGGCGATTTTTATGGGTGCATTTGTAGATAATTAATGTTATTTACTTTGTATGGCAAAATACAAAGGCAGATCTGTTAAATTAAATAAACCATTTAGAACACCTGGTAAATCTAAAAAATTTGGTGTTTATGTGCGAAATAATAGAACGAATAGAGTTCAAGTAGTTAGATTCGGAGATCCTAACTTATCAATTAAAAAAAATAATCCTACTAGACAAAGAATGTTTTTTGCAAGGTTTCGTCCTATATTAGCGAAAGTAAAAGGGCAGAAATCTTTGAGTCCTGCATTTTGGAGCATGAAAGCATGGCGGAAAGGTTTTAACATATGAGCAAACCATTAAATATTTCTGAAGAAGCAAAAGTGCAAATGCCATTCAAGACAGTTGCTAGTCTTATAATAATCGTAGCTCTTGGAACAATGGGCTATTTTCAAATGGTTGAAAGATTAAATATTACAGACACTAGATTACAATTAATGGAAAAAGATTTAGAAGAAAATACAGAATTTAGAATAAAATGGCCTAGAGGACAACTTGGTTCACTTCCAGCAGATAGTGAGCAGTTTATGATGATTGAGGATCTTTATAAGACTACAGATAAATTAAATAAACATATTGAAGAAATGGCACTAAATAAAGTTAATATAGAATTTTTAAGAAAACAAATGGACAAAGTTTTAGAAGATATTGAAAAATTAAAAGATGCTAATAGAGAAATAAAATACACAAATGGTAATCAACAATGATCGAATCAGTTATAGCTTTGTTAATGTTTGTAAATGGAGAGATTAAGGAACATAGAATACAAGACTCAATGGCTATGTGTTTACGAGGTAAACGTGAAGCAGAACGAACATATTCAGAATCAGTAACTTACAAATGCTATCGTGGTAAAGCTGAAACAGAAATCTATATGGGGGAAAAGTCTATCAAAGCTTTAATATTAGAATGACAAAATCAGAGATCATAAAAAAATTAGGTTTAATTAATAAACTAAAAAATGAACTTAAACATAGAGGAAGTAGTGATCTTGAAGTTAGAATTTTAATATTAGAAAAAGAAATAGATACATTGAAAGCAGTAATAGACTTAAAAGATTTAGAGATAACTACATTAACAAATAATCTAAAAAAAATTAAAGATAATCATAATAAAAAAGTTACTGAAAAATTTCTTGATGATATAGCTAACAATACTCCTAATGATGGTCAATTTGAATGAAATTTATATTAACTCTTTTAATGTGTTCTATTGTAGATGGTAAAACTACATGTCTTCCTCCCTTTCAATCCGAAGTAGAATATGTTGATGCTTATGAGTGTATGCTAGATGGATATACAGAATCATATAATAAAATTGTAGAACTAGGCAGAGAAGATGTTAATCAGTATAAGATTTATATAAAATTTGGATGTCATGAAAATCAGCCTAACAAGACCGCAGTTAGCAGTATCAAAATCAGATAATAGATTCAGAGTTTTAATATCAGGCAGAAGATTCGGAAAAACTTTTTTATGTATTACTGAAATGATGAAATATGCTTGTCAGGTAAATAAAAATATATGGTATGTAGCACCTACATTTAAAATGGCTAGAGAAATTGTATGGTCTAAATTAAAACAAATGCTACATGATTTTAATTGGATTGATTCTATTAATGAAACAAATCTATCAATTAAAGTAAAAAAGACAGGAAGTATTATATCATTAAAAGGTTGTGAAAATTATGATGCACTTCGTGGAGTAGGATTAGATTTTTTAATATTAGATGAATTTGCAGATATAGAAGAAAAGGCATGGACAGAAGTATTAAGAGCTTCTGTTGCAGATACACTTGGTCATGTGTTAATGTGTGGATCTCCTAAAGGTTATGGTAATTGGTCCTATAGAATGTATTTAAAAGGACAAGGCGAAGATAAAGAATGGAAAAGTTTTCAATATACAACTCTTCAAGGTGGAATGGTTTCTAAACAAGAATTAGATCAAGCTAAACAAGATGTAGATATAAGAACTTATAGACAAGAATTTGAAGGCACTTTCGAAAATTATGCTGGATCAGTTTACTATAATTTCCACCCTGTTGAAAATGTCAAGCATAGCAATATAGATTGGTCAAAACCTTTACATATCGGATTAGATTTTAACGTAGATCCTATGTCAGCTTCTGTATGTCAAATAGAAAAAGATATTATACATTTTAAAGACGAAATAGTAATTTATTCAAGTAATACTGATGAAATGGTTGAAGAAATAAGAAATAGATATGGATCTAAAATTAAAATTTTTGTTTATCCAGATCCAGCATGTCGCCAAAGAAAAACATCTGCTGGAGGAAGAACAGATCTAACAATTCTACAGAATGCAGGATTTAATGTAAAATGTAAATTAAAACATAGTCCTGTAAGAGATAGAATAAATGCTGTTAACTCGAGATTAAAATCAGCTAATGGCAAAAGACACATATTTATTAATCCATCTTGCAAAATTATAATTAAAGGTTTACAAAGACAGATATATAAGGAAAATACAAATATTCCTGATAAGGAAGAGGGATTCGACCATATGAACGACAGTATTGGATATTGCATTGAAATAATTAAACCTTTGATAGCAGATTCAAAACCTTTTAAACCTACAAGATGGACTCATAAATAATTATGGCATACTCAAGAGACCAAGCATTTGATACTCATAAAGATTACAAAGAGAATGTAAATCAATGGGAATTTTTTATACGTTCGTTTAATGGAGGAATGGATTACACAATCGGTCAATATCTTAACAGATATAATCTTGAATTAGATAACGAATATAATCAAAGATTAGGAAATACACCTTGCGATAATCATTGTAAAAATATTATACAAATATATTCATCATTTTTATTTAGAGTGAAAGCTTCAAGAGATTTTGGAGATATGGCAGATGATCCTAGTTTAGAAGCATTCTTAAAAGATGCAGATTTAGAAGGCAATAGTTTTAATTCTGTAATGAAACAAGCACAAATATATTCGTCAATATATGGACATTGTTTTTTAATTTTAGATAAACCAGCAATACAAACAAGAACAAGAGCAGAAGAGCTAGATCAAGATATAAGACCTTATTTATCATTAGTGACTCCAGAAAATGTTTTAGATTGGAATTTTAAAAGAGAAGTTAATGGAAAATATTATTTAGACTATCTTAAAATTAGAGAAGAAGTTGATAAAGATGGTGGTACTTATTTTAGACTATGGTTTCCAGATCGAATAGAAACAATATATGCAAAAGATGATAGATCGGATCCTACTACAATAGATACTGCCGATAACCAGATCGGACGAATACCAGCAGTTATTCTTTATAATTCTAAAAGCCATAAAAAAGGTTTAGGAATTTCCGATTTGGCTGATATTGCAGATTTGCAAAAATCTATTTATAATGAATTTTCAGAAATAGAACAACTTATTAGATTAACAAACCACCCATCATTAGTAAAGACTCCATCAGTAAATGCAAGTGCTGGAGCTGGTGCAGTTATAGAAATGCCTGAAGAAATGGAACCTAATTTAAAACCTTATCTACTTCAACCATCAGGACAAAATTTACAAGGACTCATGCAATCTATAAATCACAAAGTAGATTCAATAAATAGAATTGCACATACAGGAGCAGTAAGAACAACTAAACAAGCAGTATCATCAGGAATAGCATTACAAACAGAATTTGAATTATTAAATGCAAGACTCTCTGAAAAAGCAGATAATTTAGAAATAGCAGAAGAACAATTATTTAGAATATATGCAATGTTTCAAAATACTATTTTTGATGGCGAAATAAATTATCCAGATTCATTTAATATAAGGGACTATGCTAGTGACTTGGCATATTTTCAACAAGCAAAAGCAATTAATATTGAATCTCCTACATTACAAAAAGAAATTGATAAAGAAATAGCTAGAGCAGTTGTAGATGATGACGAAAAATTAAATGTAATATTTG